CATTTAAATGGCAATCGTAACTAACACCTTTCTGACCTTTGACGCCAAAGGCATCCGTGAAGACTTGAGCAACGTCATCACCAACATCGCTCCTGAAGAAACTCCTTACATGAGCAACATTGGTCGTGAGTCTGTCAGCAACTCGTTGTACGAGTGGCAAACCGACACATTGGCATCTGCCGCTGCTAACAAGCAGTTGGAAGGTGATGATGTGACTTCGTTTGACGCTGTTACAGCAACTGTGCGTATGCAAAACTACGCTCAGATCAGCCGCAAGACAATCGTTTTGTCTGCTACTGAAGAAACCGTTAACAAGGCTGGCCGTAAGTCTGAATTGGCTTACCAAATCGCCAAGCGCGGTGCTGAGTTGAAGCGTGACCAAGAATTCACCATGTTGAACGGCGCTATCGCTGCTGCTGGTAACAGCACAACTGCTCGTGGCACTGCTTCTTTGGGCGCTTTCGTCAAGACCAACGTGGATATGCAAACGAACGGTGCAAACCCTTCGTACACCACTTTGCCAAACTCTGCTCGTACAGATGGCAACGTGCGCACCTTCACTGAAACCATCTTGAAGAACGTGATTCAACAAGTGTGGACTGCTGGTGGTACACCAAAGATGTTGATGACTGGTCCTGTTAACAAACAGCGCGTGTCTGGCTTCTCTGGTATCGCATCAAGCCGTTTCAACATTGATGGTGGCGCAAAGCCAGCAACTTTGGTTGGCGCTGTTGACATCTATGTGTCTGACTTCGGTAACGTGCAAGTTATCGCTAACCGCTTCCAACGTGAGCGTGACGCATGGGTGATCGACCCTGACATGGCTAAGATGACCACTCTGCGTCCTTACCAACAAGTTGAACTCGCCAAGACTGGTGACGCTGAGAAGCGTATGCTGATCGTTGAGTGGGGTCACAAAGTGTTGGCTGAGAACGGTATGGGCTTGGCTGCTGACTTGATTACTTCTTAATCAAACCAAGGAAAGGGACGGAGAAATCCGTCCCTTTTTTTATATGAGCGAATCACGACTATTTGACTATGACGAGTACACAGGCATTAAAAAAGTCTGGCACTACGATGAGGAAAAAGACGAGGCAACGATTGAGACTTTGCAAGATGTAAAGCCAATCATTGAACTCAACAAGATGGACTTAACACAGTCCGACAACAATGGCTGGAAGGGTGAATTCCACCACGTTGCACGAATTCCATTGTCAATCTACTACGAGCTTAAAGCTCAAGGCAAGTTGGATGATGATGCTTACATGAAACGGTGGTTAAACGACCCTGACAACCGATTCTTCCGAGTAAAAGAAGGACAAGTATAAAAAATGACAAAAGAAACCGTTAACTACATTGCTGTATGTACGCCAGCCAGAGACATGGTTCATTCAAACTTCACGTTTTGTTTGGTCAACCTTGTGGCGTACCACACACTCAACACACCTGACGCGATCTGTCTGAAGATCAATCAAGGCACACTGATTCAGAACCAACGTGCTGACTTGTGCCTTGAGGCCATGCGAGAAGACTGCACACACGTACTGTTCATTGACTCAGACATGACCTTCCCACAAGACATGGTTGGGCGTCTGCTTGCACATGATAAAGACATCGTGGCCACGAACTGCGCGCGCAGACGTATGCCAACAGGACCAACAGCGCAGAAGACTTTGCCTGATGGCTCACGCGAGCTGATCTACACAATGCCAGATTCCACTGGCCTTGAGGAAGTTGAGTCTATCGGCATGGGTGTAATGCTCATCAGCCGCAAAGTGTTTGAAAACCTGTCAGAGCCGTGGTTTGAAACTCCTTGGCGTACAGACAAACGTGGCTATATTGGCGAAGACGTTTTCTTCTGTCGCAAAGCAGCGGCTGCTGGCTTTAAAATCTACATTGACCACGATGTGTCGAAGGAAATCGGACACATTGGGACATTTGAATTCAGGCACGATCACACATGGGTGATGCGTGACTTGGAGAAAGCACAAAAGGCATCCTAATGGCACTTTCGACATATTCAGGACTGAAGTCTTCAGTTGCAGATTGGCTAAACCGCACAGACCTAACATCAGCAATTGCTGACTTTGTGTCTTTGGCTGAAGCGCAGATGGAGCGCAAGCTGCGCACCCGTCAAATGCTGTCACGCGCAAACGCGACCATTGACACTGAATATGCCGCATTGCCAACTGACTTCCTAGAAGCCAAGTCGTTCAAGTTAAGTACAAACCCTATCACTGCATTGGGCTTTGAGACTATTGACTCGTTGGACAATTTGGCTGGTAAATACTTGTCATCTGGCAAACCAGCTTTCTTTAGCGTTGTTGGTGGCCAGTTCCGTTTCTTGCCAGTGCCTGATTCATCCTACACGGGTGAGTTGGCCTACTACGCAAAACTCAGCAAACTGTCTGACAGCAACACAAGCAATTGGCTGTTGGCTGCGGCTCCTGATGCTTATTTGTATGGCACATTGATGCAAGCTGCTCCATATCTTCAAGATGATGCGAGAATTGCTACATGGTCAGCGTTGTATTCGTCAGCACTTGAGGAATTACAAATTGCTGACGACAGGAGCGCCACATCAGGCGGTGCTTTGATTGCTCGTGCGAAGTCTTTTGGATAAGGAATAGAGATGTCATCTTTCACCGATTACACAGAGAACTTGGTTCTCAACTGGTTGTTCACAACCAACTCAGCAACACGCCCAACAGCTTGGTATGTTGGTCTGTTCACAGCAGCCCCATCAGACACTGGTGGCGGTACTGAAGTTACAGGCAATGCTTATGCACGTACTGCAACAGGCACTATGAGCGTTTCTGGTACTTCTCCAACCAACTGCACCAACTCTGCTGCAATTGAGTTTGCTGCTGCTTCTGGTGGCAATTGGGGGACTATCACTCACGTTGCGATCTTTGACGCTTCCACATCGGGCAATATGCTTGGTTGGGCTGAGTTGACAACTTCGCGCACCATCAATGATGGCGACATCTTGCGAATCCCTGCTGGCGATCTCGACATCACACTGACTTAAAGAGGTTTCATTATGGCCTTGGTGCTTAAAGATAGGGTCAAAGAAACTTCCACTACGACTGGTACTGGTACTTTCACCCTTGCAGGTTCAGCGACTGGTTTCCAGTCGTTTTCAGTTATTGGGAACGCAAATACCGTCTATTACGCAATAGTCAATTTATCTGCGTCTGAATGGGAAGTTGGGCTTGGTACATATACATCATCTGGGACATTGCTGTCTCGTGATACTGTTTTAGAGTCAAGTAACAGTGGCTCAAAGGTTAACTTTAGTGCAGGAACCAAGGATGTGTTCTGCACATATCCTGCTGAGAAGGCTGTAACGCTTGATGATGTTCAAACATTGTCAAACAAGACTATTGCTTCGCCATCTGTCTCTGGCAACCTAACCTTCACAGGTACAGGCAACCGCATCACTGGTGACTTCAGCAATGCGACTGTTGCTAATCGTGTTGCGTTTCAAACAAGTACATCAAATTCTGCAACTTCAGTTCATATTATTCCAAGCGGAACTGGAACCACAGGACAACTTGAATTAAATAATGTTTCAGATGCTACAAACTCTAGCAGTTTACAACTTGCTTCTACTTCAACAACGGCAAGTATTAGCGCAGGCATTAGGGGCACAGGCACATACCTGCCAATAACCATCTCCACAGGTGGCAGTGAGCGTATTCGCATTGATGCGTCAGGCAACGTAGGTATTAATACGAGTTCGCCAACATCGTTTGGCGCGGGTACAACAGTTTTACAAACCAATGCTGCATCATCTTATTCAGCAAACTTGGTTTCAAGCGGCGCGTATACGTTGCAAATGATTGCCAGCTCTGCCAACGGCGCTGCCAACATGGGTACACGTTCAAATCACAGCTTAGGTTTATGTACCAACGACACTGTACGTGCAACTATCGACTCAGCAGGTCAGTTCTTTACAAAAGACGGTGCAGGTAACGTTAAGGCTGCCTACGATGCACGCGCTTGGGTGAACTTTAACGGTACTGGTACTGTGGCTATTCGTGCAAGTGGTAACGTGAGTTCAATTACGGATAACGCTGCGGGTAACTTTACAGTTAACTTTTCAACAAGCCAATCAGACACAAATTATTCTGTTGTTGGCTGGGCCAGAAGCGACTCAACAAGTAACGGCTCATTTGGTTTTGTAAGCGCAGGCTCTACTGATTCAAAAACGACTAGCGCGGTTCAAGTAAAACAAGGTGTCCAAGCAGGTGGAACAACATACGGTTCTGCTGATTCATCTGAAGTTAACGTAGCCATCTTCCGTTAAAGGATAACCATGACACAACGAATCATTTACCAAACAAACGAAGGCGGCGTGGCTGTCATTGTTCCAACTCCAGAAGCTCTTGAGCAATATGGCATTGAAGCTATTGCGTTGAAAGACGTACCTGCTGGCAAGCCGTTTAAGATCGTGGACACAGCAGACGTACCAAGTGACCGCACATTCCGTAGCGCGTGGGAAGTTGACCCATCCATATTGACCGATGGCGTTGGCGCGGAATCAAACGAATTCCCAGAGGTGACTGAATGATTACCGTTAACATCAACAAAGCTAAAGACATCACTAAAGATCGTCTTCGTGAAGAACGCGCTCCATTGTTAGCAGCTCAAGACATTGCTTTTATGAAAGCACTTGAAGCAGGTCAAGACACTTCATCAATTGTTGCTGAAAAGCAACGTCTTCGTGACATCACAGTTCTCGCTGACCAAGCGCAAACATTAGACGATTTGAAAAACATAACAGCAGCCTAATAAACCAACATAATGACAATCGAATTCAAAATCTCAGCTTTAGACCGTAACACAGCAAATGGTTTCGTCACAACAGCACATTGGACAGCATCAAAGACTGTTGATGGCTTCTCTGCTGGCTCATACGGCGCAGTAGGCTTCACCAAAGAAGACGGTGTTAACTTGATTCCTTATGCTGACCTGACTGAAGCAACTGTCATTGGTTGGGTTGAGGCTTCTTTAGGTGCTGAGACATTGGCTGCAATGGAAGCAACTATGGATGCCTTGATTACTGAACAGCAAGCTCCTTCTAAAGCTACTGGTATTCCTTGGGGTAACTAATGTTTGGAATTGCAGCATTTTCGTCAGCACCTTTTTCGAGTACAGCAGGTGCTGTTTACTCTGAATCAGTCACGATTGCTGCATCAAGCAATTTAACAGCAAACGCTCAAGCAATTTTTGCTACAAATTTTTCAATATCATCATCTAGTTCATTAAGCTGCTATTCAATCAGGTACGCTTTTGGTGGTGCAACTGTTGTTGGTGAGTCATCAGCTACTGCACTGGCAAACAGGCTGCGTGAGGCTTCTGCTGCTATTGCAGACGCAAGCACACTCAGCTCTGCTGCCTTGCGCTATGCCGTAGGCTCTGCAACCGTAGCATCTCAAAGTGCTGCAAGCTGCTACTCCATCAGGTATGGAGTTGGTGGAGCGACTATTGTTGGTGTCAGCACAGCGTCAGCATTGGGATTAAGGTACGCAATTGGTCAAGCGCAAATTGACTCTGTTTCTGTTGTCACTGCTACATCAGCAGTCATCTTGCAGACTCAAGCGACCATTGCTGCTGAGAGCCAATTCACATCGTCAGCAATCTACATCACTCAGCCATCAATCACATTTAGCTGCACTTCAGCGATGTACGCATTTGTGCGCAAGAAGTGGGAAAATGAGGACGACACGCCAGAAACGTGGAACGCAATCAGCGACACTTCTGAGACATGGACGCAAATCACAGACACATCAGAGACTTGGACTGCAATCAATGATGGAACTGAGACTTGGACACTAATTGGAAACACTTCTGAGACTTGGACTCGGATTAACTAAAGGCAGATCATGGCAGATACCACTACAAGCAACGTATCCTTAACGAAACCAGAAGTCGGCGCATCCGCTGACTCATGGGGGACGAAGATCAACACCAACTTTGATACGCTGGACAGTTTGTTTACTAGCGGTCCTGCATTGCTTGTAACCAAGGGCGGTACAGGGGCAACAACTGCTGCTGATGCAAGAACAAATTTGGGTGCAGCAAAGTCTGGCGCAAATTCTGATATTACTTCTTTGACAGGTCTGACAACTGCTTTATCTGTTGCTCAAGGTGGTACTGGAGTTGCTTCATTGACATCAGGCTCAATTGTTAAAGGTAACGGTACGTCAGCCTTTTCCGCTGCATCAGGGTCAGATATTGCAACTGCAATTGGCACTGCCACTGTTACAAACGCCACCAATGCCACTAATGCAACAAACATTTTAGGTAATGGTCAAACATGGACTGATGTAACCACTTCTCGCGCACTTTCAACTTCATACACAAACAGCACTGGTAAACCCATTATGCTTATTGTTACCGCCACACGAGGCGGTGCATCAACAGCATCTTTAGATATATCTGTTAATGGCGGTTCTTCTTTCCGTTTTGCGTCAAACACTAATAGCGGTGGCGGGAACACCTGTACTGGGAACATTGTGATTCCAATAGGTCAAACATATAACGTGACTTCTTCTGACGCATCTGTAAGTCAGTGGTGGGAACTTCGTTAATTGTTGTTGGAGAGACATGATGGACAACCAGCAACTATTCAATCTAGTGGTCAGCGTTGCTGGCTTCTTGGCTGTTTACACGCTTAATGGCCTGACCCGCAAGATTCAGCGCCTTGAGGACGAGCTGAAGACATTGCCACATGACTATGTGCAAAAGGACGACTACCGCGCTGATATGCGTGACATCAAAGAAATGCTCAAGCAAATCTTTGACAAGTTAGACAACAAGCAAGACAAGTGATGTGGACCCAATCAGCCTTCTCATGGCAGCTCAAGCGGCTGTTGCCGCTGTGCGCAAAGGCTGTGAGATGCTGTCAGAAGGCAAGGCTGAAATCAACAAGCTCAAGTCAACTGTTGAAAAAGGCATTGGGGACGCTAAAGCAATCTACAAGGAAGTCACTGGCCTTTGGTCGTGGCTTCTTTCTTTGTTTGGTGGCAAGCAACCAGAAAAGAAAGTTGCAATTGCAGCTCCAATTCAAACTGAAACTGTTGTTCCAAGCGTTGCAAAGAAAACAAAGCAGCGTGAGCCTGAATTAAGTTATGAGGAATACCAGACGCAAGCAATCCATCAGGTATGCGAGCAACTGAAAGTCTTCTTTGAGATTCGTAGGAATTTGAGAGCGCATTGTCTTGAGTTGGAAGAAATTAGCAAGACGACAACAACGATTGAAGACAGTGCGATTGACAGGGTTGAGATTGAACTCCAATTGGAGAACATGACAGTCCAGATTCGTGAGGCTATGGTCTACGCTCCAAAAGAGCTGAGAGACATATACAGT